CAGGTGAGGACTCTGTATATCGAAGCTCTAGAGACGTATGCGGGTTTAGTACGTGAAGAACGAAGGATACAACAGGGCTGTGCCTTATTAGGCAACAGTCCACATCCAACAGTACCTCGCGGACGTAGAGGGAAGTTATCCTCTCCACGCTTATATGGCCTGTCGGCCATATAAAAACGAGGAATACATGCTGGGTGCCTTCTAATGGCGACACACCGGATTCGGTGTGAAACCAAAGCGAAGGGGAGTCCTTCCTTGCTTGAGATCGATCGGAGTTGAAGCTTAACAGCGTCAACCCCGTTATCTCGTAGCAAGTCAACACAGTACATCCGCATCCCAGCCGAGCCAGCTACGAACCCTAGGACAAGAGACAGCATACATGCTGCCAAATGCCTAAGAACTCGTTTTTGGAACTCGGTCAGGACTCACCGCCAAGCAACTTGACGATGAGCGCGTCTGACGTCGCGGTGTAGACGGCCTTAAAGCCGTTATACACAGCGAGCGCCTCCGCATTCGAATACCCCGCCACCGGAATATCGAAGACGATGTAATTTGACATCGAAACCTTCGTATTCTGGGCCGGGATAAACGGATCGGCAGTGAGCTTCGAGTGATCGAGCCGTAGAACCCTCCGAGTCCGACGCCCTTGGGTGTGGACTGCGGAAAGGGTAATCAGCCCATCCGAGCTCATGTACTCAGACGAGTGCTGCCCCACATTTGTGCGGGGTAGCGGCGTCGTCGTACCTGAGATTGTGATGGACTGCGGATCGGTAAATGCCATCAGGCATTGCTCCTAACTACTGATACACACGTTTAGTGTGTACAGTGCGGTGGTTTACGTGCAGTGTAACAACTGTACTAACGATCTCGGCTAATACCGAGAGCCGCCAGAATGGAGAGCTGGAATGCTGACAAGGCATCCCAGGTAACTCCAAAACCATAGGGGTTTGCTCTTATTCTCTGCTTTACATGTGTAATGTAAACAGAGTTTGGGATCTTGACGCGACTCAGCGTATTAGGTCGTCCGGCTAAACCGGACTTCCAGCTGTGTCCCTCAAGGCTATAGATATCAGTTACGATGGATTCTTCCATCAGATATCCATAGCGCAAAACCAGACCTGATCCAGCGAACTGAGAGATATTATTAATAACATCTCCCGTGTTCGTGAACCAATCTACGGCCCAGCTCCAGGGAGCTAGTTCCCAAAGTAATTCGGGCGTCAAGCGGAGTCCGAGTAAATCGGATATCTGAGCATACTGACTAAGCTTACTCCGGGAGTCGTAACCGGAGGGCAAATAGTAAGTAAATGCACCAGAAAACCACTGACGTTTGGACGTTTTCCTCGTCCTAACTAGCTCTCCCGGAGACCCATCAAAACCGATATTCCCGATACCGAACGGATAGTTCGGACCGAGCTTATCAGTTTGATAGGTCTCTATCGTTGGGAAGTTGAGATGTCGACGAACGACCTTTCCGGCGTCCCTCTCGTATTGGGATAATACCCGATCGAGATGGCGCACGGCGCGTCCAAACTTGGACACGTCGTTAAGGAGAGGCCGCCAACCAAACTGGATGTTCAGGTATTCACTGCCTGCTTCTTTGGCAGTGATAGTCCTGTCCTTCCAGGTCTGGGAACCCGTAATTGATGGCAAGCCATCTTTCCGGAGTTCCCCGATAATGGTAGCGACATTCGCAACTGAATTGGTCGGAGCGGTACGGGAAATAGCGGTTGTCCCCAGAGCTTTGAGAGCATCTTTCGATGTCTCAGCGCTCGGGGGAAGAATTAACCGCGGTCCCGAACCTGTTTCCTCCGTCGGCACATGGGCAGTGACTGGTCCAGAATACTCGAACCAGTCATAGAAATCCCACCCTTCACCCCTCCACGACCAAAAGGTCGCTGGGGTGTGAGTGGGAATCCAGTTCATACTAGAAGCCATATAAGACTTCTTAGTATAGAACTCGCCCCCGACATCCTGCAAACTCCCCTGTTTTGGGGGAAATGGATGAC